TATCTTCCAAAGCGAAGCTGATTGCGGAACTAATCCTGATGGCGGCATCAGAAGCCTGATCCATGTTCATTTCGTTTAAATTCATCGTTCCCTCCTGTTATTAAAAACGGGGAAGGGGATTGTCCCCTCCCCCTATTGAACGGGTCTTAGGTAGGCAGATCGAAGAAGATAACCCGGAACGGGGCTTCATCATAGTCTGCCACGTTATCCTGACGGGCATGGAACTCAAATGTCATGGTTCCTTCTCCCTTATCCGTGAAGGTCAAGGAGAAATCCGTTGTGTTGAAAGCGTTGTCAAGCTCAATCAGCACCAACCGTCCGTCCGCAAGGTCACCGATCCAACACAGCTTTTCAATATAATCCGTTTCGGGATCAACAGCCGTGTGCATTGTGATCGTGGTCTTTTTGCCGGAAGTCACCATGTCAGCCTGCCCCATCAGCCGCTTGAAGTTTTCGGGAGTGGCTTCAAGCAAAGTGCCGGAAAGATAGGCATCAATGGAGTCAACAAAATCGGCTCCCTTGAAGGGGTATCTCATGCCGTCCACTTCGGGAGTTCTGATCTCCCTTGTGGCAGTAAAAGAACCGCCACCACGGGTCACACCGAGAACACCTGTTTTCGCTTGAACAGCCGACGCAATAGCCGTTTTTAAGGCGGTCGCATCAGCCACTTGCGAATGATCAAACCCGGCAAGGAAGATTCCGGCATTAAGCTGAAGCTTTTGAAAAGCTTCCGTGCGAATGGGGGAAGTTAATCCGGGCGCACCCATTTTTCATCATCCTTTCTCCGGGTTAAATCCCCGGTACATGATAAGCATTGATTGACAGGTTGATATATACAGACCTGTAATCTCCATCCGTCATTAGCTGAGTCAGCGGAGATTCGGGATATATCACTAAATATCCCCCGTCAATCGGTATCCTGATGCCGACTCCGATTGCTTGCACAATCTCATCGGCTTTCCCAATGATAAAGGCGTTGCTTCTGCTTCTATCCCAAACCTGTGCATATAGCGTAGCCTTTTGATTCCATTCCGGCTCCGAAAGGGAGTAGGAGATGTAAGGCAAATCCACATCTTCCGGAACAGAATCAACCGTGTATGCTTCCAATCCGAAACCGGAAAAGAAGCTTTTCAGAGCCTTTGCTGTGTTAAGCATTTTCAGCCCCTATCAAGTCCCATTTTTCAACCTCAATCAACCGGAGGTCGAGTTGGCTTGTCAATGGGGTTTTTCGGTCAAGACCGGGGTTTGTAACCCGGTAAGTATCTCCCGTGTCCGTCCGTCTGAAAACCTCATGATAATCAAGGTCAAGAGTCCGGGGAACATAGATCCGATAAACCCGGCTGACTCCCTGTTGCTCCGCAACCGTGACTTCCGGCGCAGACATAAACTCCCATGCCGCATTGAAATGCGAAGATTCCTGCCATGAGAGATTGTATCCACCTGTTGGATCATCCGTCCGAACCTTTGTCAGCAGGACGCATTCAACGGTATATTCATCAAGCAGACTCATCAGATTTTCCTCCATCTGTTCAGCCTGTTGCCGAATATATTTTGCCATCCAACCTGTCCGGCTCCGTCCCCCTGACCGCTACCCGATTTCAGCGAGTAGGAATACCCATTAAAGGATTCACTCTGAAAAGGGCTGTTCACGGCTTTGGAGTTCTTTTCCACCCACGTTTTGATCTCTTCGGTGAGTGCGATCACCGCAGGAGGAACGGCAAGCGCACAAACGCATCCCGCAAATGTTTCGTCCCGAAGCCCCGCCTCTTCTTTGTCATCGTCATCCGTGATCAAACCGCCGTCATGATAGGTGTAGATACCATCATTCAGATCGGAACCTGTGATCCAAATACGCTGACCGTCTTTCACAAAATCAAGGGGAAGAGAGCCATCAAGAATCGTATATGTCCCCTCATGATATGATCTCACAAACCGATTACGGACATATTCCAACACCTCTTGAAGCATCCTCTTCCCCTCCTTCCTTACTTCTTAGCGGTTCTCCGAGTCTTCGGGGGTTCCTTCACAATCAGCGGACAGCCGACCCTGTTATGATTCCCGGAAAGTTCCGCAATCCGCTCATCAGTAGCGGTTGCTCCCTTCCTAGGATAATCATCACCCACGTTGTACACATGGTTTTCGTCCTGCATATCCGTGAAAGCTTTGACCACCTTATACATCAAACGCCCTCCCTATCAGGCACTCGGAGGAGTGACAGTACGGGTGTAATAGGTCTTGCCGCTACCAACCGTGGTATCCGTGGAACGGAAATACTGGTTGTTGGAATCCTTTTCGTAATACTTCAGAGCGGCAGGATTCGCACCAGAAGCAGGACTGGACACAGCGGTGAAGGACTCCGTACCAAGATCCACAACCGCAATACCATCAAGGTATTCAGCCCACAGAGCCATACCCATCAGGGCGAAGGATTCACCGACAGCGGTGGTGTAGTTGCCATTGGCATGGAAGCCGATCAGGTTGGTTTCGCCCTGTACGGTGTAATCCAATCCAAGCTGACGGAACTCCGCATCATTAGGATCAATGTAATACAGGTCAATATTCTCAACCGGGCAAGCAATCACGGCTCCACGGGCAATATCAGGCTCAGACAGCAGGAACAGCGTGGAATAACCCATGAAGTTCTGAACATAGGTCAGACCAAACTGGGTCTGAACCGTAATGTCAGCGGCTCCGAGATACTCATAGAAGTCAAGCACGTTGGCGAAGCCCACAACCTCGGTCACGGTTTTCCGCATCTTCTGAAACTTGTCAATGACAGCACCTTTCGCCTTTGCAAGAGCCATCTGCCAAGTGGAAGCGGCTCCGGTCAGGCTTCCGGTATTGAGGAAAGTATAGAACCGGGTCAGAACTCCGGTCTGAAGCTGATTGAGGAAAGCTTCATCGGATTTCTCAACTGCAATTGTGGCTCCGTACTTCGCAACATCCTCAATCGGGACAGCCTTGGCATACTTTTCAATTTCAAGGTCACCCTTTGCGGCTTCAGTAATAGTAGCCTTGGAATAAGGAATGACCTCACCGGGATCAACAGCACCGGACTCAAGCGCAACAGAAGCCGTATAGCTCACAAGCCGGGAGCCGGGAGCCTTACGGATGGGGCGCATAATACCAAGGATGTTTCTCAGGGCTTCCCAGTTCTGACCAAACCGGGTAACGAAATCAATCTCCCGAGCCGTGATGTTGGTATAGACATTCGGCAGATTGTCACGGGGATTGGTCAGGGTTTCAACGTTCGTAGCAGGCATTTTTTATACTCCTTTCCCGAATAAGTCGAGATGCTCCGCAATAGCTTTCTGCCTTGCGGATGTGTCCTTAATTGCCATAATTTCAGCTTTGGTCATGGTGTTCTTCCCGGCAGGAGGATTATCAACCTGTGCGCCCTTAATAGTGGTGGTGGTCTTATAATCCCCGTATTCCTTCTGAATCTTGGCTCTCAAACCGTCAACGTCTTTCAGATTCCCTTCAGCATCAAGTTCCATGCCGCTGAAATCTTCCAGTTTCAGAATCCGGTCAGCCCATTCCTCACCGATCTTCTCTTCAATCAGGAGTTTCCTATACTGAGCCTTAATCTTGTTAGCGGTTTCCTTGGCGGTCTGTTCCTTTTTGAAATCGTCAAACGCCTTTTTAGCGTCTTCATACTTGGATTTCCAATCCTCGCCGTCCTTGAATCCCTCAATCTGCTTCTGCAAATCAGGAATCGTTGCCGCCTGTTCCTTGTAAGTGTCCCTGTCTTTCTTCAGCGCATCAGTTACCGCAACGTGTTCTTCCATCACGGCAGAAATCTGCTCGTCAGAAAGCCCTGTCGATTTCAAAAAATTCCGGGTAAACGCCATGTCTTTTCCTCCCATTTCTTCGGGGCTTTGCTTCGCCCTACGGAGTATGTAATAAGAGC